TCCGGTAGGGATACCTCCCCCGTGAATCCGATCTCCTGATATAGTCAAATCAAGCAGGGTACTTCCAGTATGCACTATATGTCCAAAGTCCCCCTCATAATCCTCTTTCTTTTGAGGTAGTGCGGCTGTTACTCTTTTCTTGACCTGGTTACTCAGCTCCTTCTCGTTCTTCTTTATCCTTTGCATAACATTGATTTACTCCAACTTTGATCTTCTCTATATAGTTTTCTGGGATTCCAGTCTTTTTAAGTTCTTGGGATAACAGTTCCATAAACTTTATAAATGTCATACGCCTCCTACCTGAAGCACGTTGAATAATCCATCTAGTCCAGATACGTTGAATAACCTCCTGTATTAAAACCTTCTCCGTTTCTGAATGGTTTTTAACACGATCTTCTATCCAGGCATTTACAAGCTCTCTGAGAACATTTGTACGATTCGTTCCTTTTGCTAACGTATGTAGCATTATATAGGCATGAACTTGTAGGGGAATCCAAACCCCTACAAGTTTCATTTCCGAATCTTTCCGCTCTTTCAGAATGCTAATTACCTTCGTTCTTTTTCGTCCAAGCAGTCGCTCCATATCCCACAAGTTTCGCATTCTTTGAATTTCTCAGCATCAATTCCGAATCTGTGACCGTGTGGGCACTTGTTCTTCGTGTTCGATTTTGTAGATTCCTCTTTTGAAGGTCTTTGACGAGTCATCGTTTTTGGAGCAGGTTTCTCCTCTTCCTCCTCCTCTTCTTCCTCTTCCTCCTCCTCTTCTTCCTCTAATGGCCTTCTACGCCTGGGAGGTTCTTCTCTCTTCGTTCCTCTACTTCTCCTGGCAGGTTTCTCTTCCTCTTCTTCTTCCTCTTCTTCAGTTTCCTCCTCTTCCTCTTCCTCCTCTTCTTCATGTTTTCTCCTTCTGTTGGAGGAAGAATTTGAAGAGGTCCTAGAAGCATGCGGTCTGCGAGCTGGAGTTTCCTCCTCTTCATCATCTGCTTCTCCCAACTCTTCGGTATCTACTTCGTAGAACTTAGCCTGTAGCTCATCGTATGAAAGAACATTAACCACGTCATCCAACTTAGGAACTTCGTCCAATATGGATTCATCATATGCTTCCTCCCTTTCGACAAAGTCTATACGGCTGGCCTCTGCATAAGGTTTCCCACCTCCTACCGTTGAAGAGTCGAATCGGAGTTTCAAGGTCAAGCCCTCTTCTAGATCGGGGAAAATCTGAACGCTGTCATCTGATTGAATTTCCTCATTGAGGAGTTTTTGAAAGTTGTAATCGGCTATATCCATAATATGTGGAGTGGCCTCCTCTTCCCTATCATTAAGGGGCACTACTACATAAAGATTTCTTTTTGAAGGCCGTAAAGCTTTTACATCCTCCTTATCAGCTCCCTGCTTTTGGATTTTTGATCTGTGTTCACAAATCGGACAGGGTTTTTTAACTGTCATCAGAGGACATACTACGGTATCATTCCCAGCTCCTACATTTCTGTGAACCCAAATCGGAGATTTGTACCAAAGAGAACCTTCCACGGCTATTTCTTCCTCTTCATTACGATCCGGGTGCTTTTTGTTAGTGACTTCGTAAGGGAGGATATCTATCAAAACATTGCGACTCCCTGGTTTGGGATTAAATACATTTGTACCTTTGGGAAGATTTAGGTATCCATATGAGGTTGCTTCTCTCTGCTGACGTTCTACATCCTTCCCGACCTTCCCACTAAATTTACTCTTTGATTTTTTCATCACTTTCCTTTTTAAGTTTATTTGATTTTTTCAATAAAAATTTCTCTCCGAAATGTAGCCACACTCTGATCTGAATGTAACTTATTACTATGGATACTATGATTAAAACCACAATACCCAAACCCAACCATTCAATTATCGTCATCTGTCCTACGTTTACGAATCATTCTACTTTTTACTGCTGAATTAGAGGAACGGGTTGCTTCTGCTTGCCGTACTTCAAAAGAGAGATCACGAGGCATCTTTGGACCCGCAAAGTACTGTTGACCATGTAAACGAACAAGATTCTCTAGAGCATCTTTTCTAGCATCTATCGCCCGGACAGCTGCATTAGCTATGTCCGATTCATACCTAGCTTCCAAGAAGGCTCTGTTAGCTTGAGCATATCTTTCATGGGATATGATCGCTGCTAAAACGGTAGCTTCAGTTATTTTAGCTATGTCAAAATCTTCCGGATTGAGTCTTATTTCCTTGTCCAACTCAGCTTTTACCACATCCAATCGTTCCTTTGCAAAATCTGTTTGCATTCTCATATTAGCACTATGCTTAGCATAACGCATCATGAGACGGGGTTGCTCTAACCACTCCACATCAAGAGCAGTTTCATCAATTTTAATGTCTTCTTCGTAATTCATGGTATAAATTCTCCTTCAATTTGTATATTCCTACTTTTTCTTATTCGATCCATTAAGGCATCAAACTGCTTTAATCCCACAATGGTATCATTATCCATAATAGACATTCTATTACGAATATAAAGAAGTTGCTCTTCCAGCCATTCGGCATAGTCTGTATCGTTTGCAGGATACTCTCCCGTATCAAACCGATATTCAAGTTGTAAATCTAATGGAGTTAGCATTTTTCCTTTTATTGATTCACTTTTTAATTTTTGGTTACACTATAACATGCATATACAATACCTGGAAATCCTATATTATAAGTTGGTTCCCAAAAAGCTTCCATGATAGCAGCTGCTTTATCGTTTTCCCCTCTCAATAGTACACTCTGACAGTATCCTAAAACAATTCTACGAATCGTCTCAGGTTCCTGATCTTTTACACTTTCCAATATCCCTTTTACTTTTTTCCAACCACTATTGTCAAGCAAAGCACGACATAAATTAAAAACCTCCCCCTGTTTTGCTGCAGTCTGTTGAGCCACTTCCAATCTCTGATCTTCGGGAGCATTCATAACTTGTTCCAGAATATTCAAAGCATTGCGAGGCAACCCCATACTATCTTGTATGATCTGATCTATTATTTCACTCTCGATGGATACTTCTTCCCCTTTTAAAACCTTCCTCAGAAGACCTTTCATTTCAAAATCGTTCAGAGGCTTTACCTGTAACTGAATACACCGTCCTTTTATAGTCTCCAATAGTTTATTAGGTTCGGTGGTACATAGGACAAAATAGACATGAGGTGGAGGCTCTTCCAAAATCTTTAATAGAGCATTCTGAGCATCATTCGTAAGTTTATGACACTCATCTATAATCCAAATCCGGTTATTACTGTTGGTAGCCATATACTGGCTTTTCCTCCGAAGGTCCCTTATAGTGTCAATTCCACGAAAGTCCGCACTATCAATTTCTCTTCGATCATCTCCTTCACATCCTAATTTGCTGGCGATAATCCTAGCGATTGTGGTTTTACCACAACCAGTCTGTCCATGCAAGAGAAAGGAGTGTGGACACGTTGTAAGGTCAGACAACATCCCTTTCAATGTATCCACGATCTCCAAGTTCCCCTTGATCAGGTTTAAATCATCAGGTCGGTATTTTAATGCTAAACTCATATTTTTTTCTATATTATACAAATAAACTTTTAAACTAGTCTTCTTCAATCCATGGAGAATCTACGGGGAATACGTCCATATCCACTTCTAAAGGAATTGTAATCCAACTCCATGCTTTTGGTAAATCTTCGCAGGTAATTTTATGAATTACTTTCTTCAGATATTCCAATTCAGAAGGTTCCACATCTAAAATCATAGAGTCATGTATTTGACCGATTAAGCGACTGTGTAACCCTTCGCTGAATATTACCTTGTCTAACTGTATAAACGACCATAAGAGACAATGAAAAGCAGCTCCCTGGACAGGATAGTTTATACAGTCGTTCTTACTCATAGGTCCCCAGCAGCGAAATCCAGTAAACATATCAATGTATCCGTACTTTTTATAAGTCGCATACCAACGATCTTTCCATGCTGTATAATCTGGGTAACGCTTCCCCCAAAAGTCGGTTTCAATACGTTTAATATGATTTTCAAAAGCTGGAAAAGATTTAATACCCTTAGAGATGAGATGGTCAGATATATTCCCCTCTTCAAATGGAATTCCCATTCCTTTTGTCCACTTTCCTTTAGGAAGTTTACACCATCCATTTGCTATGTTTGAAGCACAATTCTTATAGTAGTCTCCATAAAATTGGGGAAATACAAACCCGTTCTTTGCTGCCTGCCGTAGAGTTTTATGATCTGATTTGGACTTATCTAGCGAATCCAAAAAGAAAATCTCACAGGCCATATCTGTATGCATATCCCCATGAATAATATCGTATTCCAGTTTTGGATCCCGGTTATAACAACAAGAAATACGCACTTCCAATTGTCCATAGTCCACCTCTAATAACTGATGCCCAGGTCTAGGAAATAAAGCCTTTCGACAGATGGATCGCATTTCTTCATCCCGTTTAGGAATGTTTTGAAAGTTAGGGCTATCTGAAGAGGAGCGAAATGTTCGCACCAAGTGTAAATTAAAAGAGGGGTGAAGGTAGCCATCCACCTGTTCCCTGTCGAAAGCTTCTAGCACATCCAGTGCTTTTTTGTATTTATTCCGTTTGATGAGATATTCAAGTTCTGGAATTCCCAATTCCTGCAAGGCTTCTTCATCCGTTGCCCCCTTTCCTGAATCTGTATATCGGGTAGGTTCAATCTTCTTTACTCCATATAGAAAATTTGCTAATTGAGTACCGGAATTTATATTCACCTTACCTTTACAGGTATGTTGCCAATGATGATAAAATTTAGTCTCTTTGAAAGTTGTTTCTAGACTTTGCATTTTACGCAAAATCTGTTCACGTTTTCTTTGTACATATCCCACATCAACCCGGATACCTTGTTGCTCAGCACGAGCCAAAGCAAGAATACCATCGTGCATTAATTTGTAGGCATGTTCTGATCTGGGATGGGTATCCATTGTTTAAATCTCCTCTCAAAGTTTTTAACTATTTCATTTACTTTATGACTAAACACTAAGTCTTCCATTTCTTTTAACTCCTTGATAATCGTCAACTCATATTGAATATTGTTATAATTTTCAAGAGTAATACCACACTTGTTTACAAAATCTGCAAACATACATAGGCGAGCATAGATAGCACTTCCATACACTTTGTGAGTTCGTTTGGCTTCTCCTTTTCCTATGTTATACAGTAGAGTAAATGTGAAAGCCAATAATCCCAAAAGTGCAAATACTTGACCAGTAGTAAGTGTTTGTGTTTCCATAACTAAAATGGTAATAAGATTTCACTTTGTTGAAGCATTGCAAGTCTGTATTCATATATAGAATCCAGTGCACAATAATAGAGTAGTTTTTCTGATCCTCCAGGTTTTTCTAGAAGTTCATAAATACGATTGATAGAATTATTATCTCTCTCGTTGTTAGAACGTAGAAATGGATTGATTTCACTGTCATAATCCACTATCCCAAAGTTTACAAAGGTTTGAAACTTTAGACCAGTGATTCCATAACGATTGTCCATCAAATGCGTAGCTAACATCGTATCCCAAACCCAATTCTGAACATCCGTCCGAAGTCGGACCTTTGTCCAAGAATTTTCAAACTTCATATTCTGAGCTATCTTTCCCACGTTGGGATCAGAGACCAATCGAATAAAAGGTTGCCACTCGGCTCTAGTTTTAGGAGCGTGAAAAGTAAAACAATGATCGGGAGAATCTGCTACAGATACCGTAACTATACGATGTCCTCTAGCATGCGGCTTCTTGCCGGTAGTTTCATAATCAAAGGATATAACTCCATCTTTGATTTTATCCAATACACTCATATTTGGAGGATACTCAATATAAGGTTCTACATATTTAAGAAAAGGCTTTTCAAGATTGCTAAAAGCGGTTCTCAAATCTCTCAACCAAATATTTGTAATATCATCACTATCTGAACGCTCTATAAAACTAGGATGGTACGTTGGACAAATCCAGGTATTGAAATCCTGATCGGGGATACTCCACCCTCTCCATTTTGAGATACCTCCAAGTTCCTTTTTCCATCTATGTCCTATCACACTTAACACAGCGGAATTGCCTAACAATATAACAATCTTTGGTTTATATTGTTGAATATACCTCAGAGTAGTTCTACGACAATTTTCAATCTCTTCATTTGTAGGGGTTCTATTTCCTCCTCTATCATCCATTGGACGACAGTAGCAAGCATTAACATTTATACAATCCTCAAATAAGTCTATACCAAGTTTACGATACGTTCTTTGTAATAATTTCCCAGTTTTTCCTTGCCAAGGCTTTCCTGCAGCATCCTCCTCTTCCCCTGGAGCCTCTCCGATATTCATTATTCCCTTTTTGAAATTTCCAAAAGGTTTCATCCTGGGGGTGTTTACATTTTTGTAAAGCCCACAAGA